ATCTTCAATAATAGTATTATTTGTTCCAATTTTAAGTATTGAATTAGAAGTTGTCCCTGATAATTTCGGAGATGTTAGAGTCTTATTTATTAATGTTTGTGTTGCTTCTTGTGTAACTATGATATTTGGATTATTTTCATCTGAAGACCCTTGAGGTAATGCTAAGAAAGAGTTAGTTTGAACTGATGTACTTATTATTTTTGAATATAATCTAGTATAATTTGTATGGTTAGAATGCATAAAATCAATATAGGATGGAATTCCTATATTGGGGGAATTATATTTATTAAATATCTTCATATTGTTTTTAGTGGTTGTTAAACCACTTACTATTAGATCTCTGTACCTTTTACTACCGGAGCTAGTATCTTCTCCGATATAAGTTTTTGCGTGAATAAATAAAGATCTATTAAAAAAATCGTTTGAATGATCCATATTACCATATATATATGATTTATCACCTATAAAACCTGACGTTTCTATATATAATTTATTATCACTGGATCCATTTTCAAATGGACCCGAATTAACGCCTATACATATATTCTTATCTGACATATTATAATAACCCGCGCGATTACCTAGTAATACATTTCCACTCCCGGATATATTTTTATATCCGGCTCTATAACCAAGACTTACATTAGTAGTTCCTGCATAATTAGTAAGGTGTCCTCCGGCGTCTTCCCCTATAAAGACATTCATTTTCCCAGTATTATCAGTCCCCAAACCTGTATTATAACCATAATATACATTATTATTTGCTTCTTCGGTAAGTTTAACTTGTGTGAATCTACCAGGGTAAGCTATTATTTTACCTACTTCGGAATTTATACCTCCTTGAGTTACCTTTAAAGTGCCATTAATTGTTAATTCTGGTATACGGAGTGATTCTTCTTCTTCCCCTTCTTTCATATCACCATAAAGAAATGATTGATTTCCTCGTGGTTCACCATTATTAAGACCACGTGGATCTATATATAGTTTACCCGAAACATTTCCATTATCAGAAGTTTCACCTGTTTCTGGACCTATAAAAATGCAATTATTACTTTTATTGTAGTATCCACTCTTATAACCTATACAAACATTTCCATATCCATTTTCATTATTATAGTTTGATTCACAACCTATGGCAGTATTAGTATTTGCCTGAGTATATTTATATCCAGATTTACTTCCAATAGAAACATTATAAAATGTTTCTCCCTGATTATTATCTTGTCCATATCCAGATCTATAACCTATATATACATCATCCATACTTTTAGATAAATATCTTGACGAACTACTTCCAATCGATACATTATGTTCAGGTAAATATTTACTAAGGTCTTTTCTACTATCTACTGAATTATCTGCTTGACTCGTGACATGTGAAGGTGGATTATTATTAATAAAATCTAAAACTGTTCCAGATGGTATAATGGTATTATTACTACCCCCCATTATTATTTTATATGCTGGAATTGAATTAATTGTTGCACTCTCGACACTAGTAACAGTAACGCTGTTAAAATTAGGTGAAAAATAACCTGAATTATTTAATATCCATCCCTCGACTAAATTTACAGTAGAGCTGTTATCAATGATAATTATATTTGAATTAATTGTATCTGTAACACTGGTAATTTCTCCACTATTATCACTAATCACCGATAAACTAACAATAGATTCTGATAAACTTTTTCCGGATGAATCTCCAATATAAATATTATCTGTTATTCCTTTTAATTGATCTCCGGAGTTACCTCCCATTAATATATTGCGTGTCCCCATATTTATATTTTTCCCACTTCCTTTCCCAAATAATATATTATCTGTCCCGGTTGTTATATTATAATCATTACCACTATTTCCTATTATTATATTATTTGACCCTTCATTTGTAGATTTTATTGCCCCTCCTCCGATAAATAAATTACTGCTAACATTACTTTTAAGATATTTATTTCTTGAAGAGTAAGTACTATCAACAAAAAATATATCAATTATTATCGGTGTTGTATTCAATGAAGTTTCTGATAAAGTGATTGTATTTCCATTCACCGCAGTAATTTTTACAACTGTATTATTAGGATATACTATAGTATTAGTTATAATATCGTAAATCTCCATATCAACTGTTAAAGTAGATGTATGGTTTATAGTTATTGTATTGCTTTGAGCTGGAATAGTTATAAATTTGTATTTATATATGTTTGGAAGTGATTCATTTAAAATATATATATTTTTCAAATTAAACTCTAAAATTGAATTTAGAGGTACAACCCCAAGTGTATTATTTGAACTAAGTGTTATTGTATTCCCACTTACAGCAGTTACATATGTTCCATATGGATAATAATTATTTTCATTAAGGGTCATACCGACTTTTACAGGATTACTAGATGACAAATTATAAATTATAATATTTGATGAATTAATTATATCTACAGAATTAATTCTTATTTTCAGATTATTTCCTGTTCCGGTATTAATCATATTACTTTTATTTTCTAATCTTGTAAATCTTGCTCTTGATGGTTTAAGGAAACCAATCTCAGAACCATTTATATCTGATTGTGAAAATTCACCATTAACTGTTAAATTTCCGTCTAATGTTGTATTTCCAGTAACAGTAAGGTCACTTAATAAAGAAGAAGAACCGTCTATACTTAAAGTTCCTCCAATATTCATATTTTCTACAATACCAACTCCCCCAACAACTTTTAATGCCCCGGTTGTCTTACTTGTAGAGGTTGTATTGTCATTTATTGTAGTTTCCTTAGTAACCACAAGTGTGTCTGATAATGTTGTTGCTCCCGTAACTCCTAATGTACTTGATAATGTTGTTGCCCCAGTAACAGCAAGGGTATCTGATAATGTTGTTGCCCCAGTAACAGAAAGAGTATCTGATAATGTTGTTGCTCCAGTAACTCCCAATGTACTTGATAATGTTGTAGCCCCAGTAACAGCAAGAGTATCTGATAATGTTGTTGTTCCAGTAACTCCTAATGTACTTGATAATGTTGTTGCTCCAGTAACTCCTAGTGTATCTGATAATGTTGTTACTCCAGTAACAGAAAGAGTATTTGATAATGTTGTAGCCCCAGTAACCCCCAGCATACTTGATAATGTTGTATTCCCTGTAACCCCGAGTGTATCTGATAATGTTGTTGCTCCAGTAACATCCAATGTACCATTTGAAAGACTATTATTATTTGATATTGTAATGTCAGCATTTAAATTTAATGTATTTATGTTTGATGATTGATTTCCATAAATTAAAGCATCTGTATTCGATTTTTCTTTGGTATCGATTATTACTCTATTGTTTTCACCGGAAGAAGGAGAAATATTATAACCAATAGTTATATTACTCGATCCAGAAGAAACTGATGACCCTGATAAACTTCCTAAAAATGTATTTTTATTACCACTTTGTACCGATTTACCACTATTATAACCCACAATCGTATTATAATCACCTCCATTTATACTCTGATTATAGATGGTTCCAGAAGAGGCGGCGCCACCCCCTCCTGTATTATATCCTAATAATGTATTATAATGTGGTTTATCCGAATCATCTATAGTTGTGCTTCCAGTACTTACAACATCATCAGAAGGGAATATTATTCGAACTCCTTTAGATTTAGTCATACCTGGGACAGCTATTAATTCAAGATTTCCATATAGTTGTAAGTTTCTTGTTGGATTATAATTTTCTCCTAATGTTTCTGTATCAGTTCCTCCAATTTGTAGATCACCATTAATTCTTAAATATCGGTTAGTAGATTCGCTATGTTCCATATCTCCATATATTAAAGACTTATTACTTTTATGAATAGATGAATCTATGTATAATTTATTATTTCCTAAATATGTTGTATTATCTCCTGAAGACATTCCTGTTGTGAATGGAGGATCGGCGGGCCCTACTTCAGAATTATTTCCTATAACTATATTATTATTACTATCAGGATACCGATAACCTGCTTTATTACCAATGAATACATTGTTTGAATATAAGGTTTCATGGGTCGTAGGGGATTGTCCTGAAGAATATCCTAGAAAAACATTTTCAGCCGAAGTATTATCTGTATATCTTCCAGATTCATTTCCAATATATACATTATTTTTTCCTTCTTCTGGATATTTATTATAAATCTCTCCTTGATGGTTTACTAATGTTGATATCCCCCCTACATTTTTCCCCAATAATACTTCAGAACTATCATACTGATATATTTTAGATTTAACGGTACTAAAAAAACCATCATAAGGAATTATTCCCCCTATTTGACCTGTTAAATTTTTATTTCCAAGTATGACAACTTTATTATTAAAAGGTATCACTGACCCCCCTCCGTCTTTAAATTCTATATCTGGAGGAACTATATATCCTTCTCCAGGTTCATCTATTATTATTGATTCAAGGTTCCCATTACTATTTATAACAGGTCTTCCTAAAGCAGTTACTCCATTTGAAGGCGACTCAAAGCTAATAGTAGCATTTGTCCGTAAATTTCCACTAGGAATTGATTGACCTGAGTTAACATTAGAAATTATTACATTACTAACAAAACCACTCGTCATTTTTAATTCATTATCATTTATCGTTAAGATCTTATTATTTAATTCTTCTTCGAGAAGAGGGTCAGCATCGTTTACTTTAAAAGGGTACTTCTTTGGAATTTTTCCGACATTAAATATAAATTCCCCGGCATTTACATCAGGATTACCTGTATATGTTGAAAATTCTATATTTTTTATATATTTTCTAGAATGAGAACTATAATCCCAACTTTGTCCGGGCAAACTTAGAGTATCTCTATCAAAATTACTCCTTAATGTATTTGTCTGTGTTACATTAGTGCTTATTTCAAACCTTTCAAATCTATCTATCCCGGTTCTTAAAGTATTTTGCCATTTAAATACAAATTTTGTCTTAAATGGGATCGGTTGAAGACTAATATTACTTAGGTATAATCTGTATGGATTACCATATACACTATCAACCTCAACATGAGAAACGAAGGTATCTACAGGAAAATATGCCCCTGGATTTGTTAATACCATACCGGTAGTAACTCTATGTAGTGATTGATTGGTGAATATTACGGGAATGGCGGTTATACTATTTACACCACTCGAAGATTCTTCATTAACAGTAATATTATATTCATCACTATTAGAATAAATTTGGAGGGTATTTCCTATTATATCTGTTATATTTTGTTCTTTAACATTGTCTAATCTCCCCGTAGAGGCATTTGTATACATTCCATCTCCTCCTAATCTTTTCGTAAAATTAAATATTGGAATTTTAACAGGTATTGGTTGAGAAGGGTTCCCGGATTGAACATCTATACCTAGTAAATAATCACCCCCTTGACCTAACTGTATTACCTCTGGGGTGTTATTAGTTGTTAATGATAATGGATCAAAATTTATTCTATTACTTGATATTGTAATTCCTTGCCCTCCTATCGTACTTGAACTGATTCCACCCGAACTGGTAGTTGAAGATATTGAACTATGGCTATAAACAGTAACATTTAATCTCAGATAACTGGGACTATACATAGAATAAATGCTTATGCGAAAACCCCAGGTGCCTTTTATGGTGACCCTACAGTGGGTACTCGAAGTTGTCGTAGTTGCGATACTACTATTAACACTATCAATAGTGTGAAATATAAAATAACCTACGTCACTGCGTTGAGTTGCGGTTCCATTCTCATTTATAAAGTAAAATGTTGCGTGGGCTACTGTGCCCTCCCAGAATGTATACCACCCCAATCCAGAAGAGTCGGTGGCATTAGGGTAGTGGATATTGTTTTCATAGTACGGATTGCTTGGAAAGATAGAGGTTGCAAAAGCAAAGGGGAGAATCATTGTAGAACTATTTCCACTTCCAGAAGAACCATTTCCCCACGCGGTTTTACATATCAAAGGTACCTTTATTATTGGAGTTTGATTATATCCAAAACCTTCGTCTATAATTGAAAATGATAGAATTTTACCACTCGATTCCTCAATATTAGGTATAATGTTAGAAATCCTTTTTCCTATTATATCTTCATTTAAAGAACCATTAACCATAATTTCAGGGGGATTTGTATTATCAAAATCCCCAGCATTACCAATTGGCATATATATAGTGTATAAACTATTCTGATCCGTTCCTCCGTCTGCTGGTAGTGATGTATCGTCCCACGTGACAGTTATCACCTTGGTAGCTCCATTATAATCGGTTATTAAACCATTTATAACTGTAAGAGTATTAGATGCTTGGTTTGTTACTCTTATTCTACAATTGTTATAATGATCATCAACACTACTAGCATAGCTTGGTAATGTTAAAGGGGATGTCATTTTTCCTGAATTTTTTCCGTATATAGTATATGTTGTGGTTCCCGGGATAATAGTCGGACCGTCGTTTGGAGGACTACCCCATGCGACAGTTATATCCTTAGTTGATGAATCATAATTAGTGATTATTCCTGAATCGGATATTGCTCCTGAAACAACATTTTGAAGGATTATTCTTTGATCTTTATAAAAATTATCTATTCTAATAGCTATTCCATTTAATCTATATCCGGACTTACCTCCCATTAATATATTGTATGTAGTCGAAGAGTCAGTTGCGGGGGTTGGTCCCTCCCCCCAATCTACAACGATTGCTCTGGATGATCCAGTATAGTCGGTTATCGTACCAACGGACGCACCTCCATTAATTGAGATTGACATACCGTTGTATGCGTCGTCTTGGTCGCTTGCTGATGATGCCAGCTTTAGGGTGTTCGCCATTGTTCCAGACGTACCGGATGGTTCCATTATTCCACTTTTATGGAGATATATTTTATATGATGTATTTGTTGTAAATGATGGCATTGTTACTGAATTTCCATTAGAATCATACCAATCAACTGTTATTTTCCTTGTACTTGGGTCATAATCTGTTATATAACCATATTCAGAAACGTTTAATATTTCTAATTGCGAATTGATGTAATAACCATCAATAGAACTAGAATTTACGTCTAAGAATAGATCATTATCAGAATTTCGTGTTATTAATCCCTCTATATTAATAGCATCTTCTCCCCCGACCACCATACTTGAACCGTCGTATAATATATCTGTTATTGTTCCTCCTTTTAAAAGTGAATTATTGGATATATTTGGGACAATTACATGAAATAAACTATCATTAATAGAAGACACTGAATTTATTTGTAAGACTTGTCCTACAATTCCTTCAGAACTGGGTAATTCAATTGTATAGCCAGGGGCAGCAGTATTTTCACTCGCTTTAAAACTAACAAAATGACTATTTGAATTATCACATAATTTTAACATATGATTGTTCATTATTGAAAGGTTCCCTCTATTGTCAATTTTTATTCTTTGATTTAAATTTCGATCTAATGTTGGATGATCAACGGCAACTGTATTTATAGAAAATTCTCCAACTAATCTATCATTTTTATTCGAAGAATTTACTAACGATGAAATACTTGCTAATGTTGAATTACCATAAATATTGTAAGTTGTTGAAGTTGTTGTTGTTGGTGTCGCATTATTATTCCATGTAATACTTGTTATTATTCGACCATTACCAATATATTCATTAATAGTACCGGTAGCATCTGGATTAGAAATAGATATATGTAATCCTTTATAATAATTGTCTATAGAACTCGCAGATTCTTCAAGCGTTAAAGCAGCAACCATAGTTCCATATGTCAGTGAACCATAACTTTGAAAACTAACATTTCCAAGTGTATCAGCTATATTTGTTATTTGAGGTACTTCTTCCGTCCCTCTTGCTTTCTTTAATATTAATGAACTAGATAAAGAATTTTCTCCATATCGATTTACACTAATATCGCCGTCACTATTAATATCATTAATCCCCTTTATCCCCTTATTACTATCTAAGATCAAAGCTTTACTACTTATAGCCATCCCTTCCTGAGAACCACTTAAAAATGCCATTTGAGAAGGTAAAACCTTATTTGATATAGAAGAAATACCAGTTTTTAATTCGAGGGATCCATTTATAATAATATCAGAGTCTATTTTTGTGTCTCCAGTATCTACCCCCGAATCAACCCTTAAAGATGAACCTTTTTTTAACATTTTAATTAATAAATAATTATATTTTAATTTAAAATATAATCCTTATTAATCATGGAACAATACTTATCAAGAAGAAATATAATAATAGGTTCTATTATCTCACTTATTATAGCGGGATTAACTTATTCCTTTATTAAAAATAGAAATCTACAATATGAATTAGAAGATGAATCTTCTTTAAATAAATCGCCAATTAATCAGATTGATGATTATGATGAAAGCATTATTTCTAATTTTTCAGAAGAGCTAAAAAAAGCAACCAAAAATATTTATAAATTAAATAGTCGTTCTTCAGAAACCCCGGAACAAATAAGTATTAAAAATAATTTGTTTAGAAAAGAAATTAATGTAAAAAGAATATTAATTGATTCTAAAGAAATACATAATTTAAATAATTATAATACCTCAAATTATACAATAGATCTTATTAATAAAAATGGATTAAATAAAGGAACGATTGGAAGAATCACAAATATTATAAATTTTAAATTAATTCAATGTATCATTCCAACGCCACCATGGAATGTCACTAATAATAATTATAAAATTATCATTAATTATAATGGATCAGATACGACAATATCTTTAACTAAAGATAAACTATATACTAATGATGAATTAGCAACTGAATTAAAATCAAAATTAACACCTTTAAATGCGTCTTTTAATGTTACATATACTTCATCTAAATTTACTATATCTGTTACTTCTCCAGCAGCATTTTACTTTAAATGGAATACTAATTATGATATAAATAAAAGTTATGCTTATAAATTATTTGGTTTTGAAATGAAAGATTATAGTTCAAGTTCGTCAGTTACATCAGATAATATACCAGATTCAACACAATATCATATTGATCTAGTTATTCCCCAATTACCCCCTAAGAATACTATCGCTTCTTTAAATAACCGTAATACATTAGAAAGGATACCCCTTAATAAAACAGGTGATTTAGATATGATAGTATATGATAATATAAATATGACACCTTACAGTCATTTTTATCCTATTTCTTTAGATGAAATAACTATCCAATTATATGATACAAATGGAACAGGATTATATGAATGTGGTAATAAAGATAATACTTTTGTATTTGAATATGTTGAATTATTAAATACATCTTTAATGGATAAAATTAAAATTTGATAATAATATTTATTACTTTACTAAGTAATGATTTATGTTTAAAAATAAAGTAGAGACATCTACATGTCATATATGTCTGGAATATTTATCTTATAAACCAAAAAATATTAAAAAGAAATGTTGTCCAACAAAAGCCTTCATTTGTAATGGGTGTTGGGATTCTTTAAATAATAATGATTGTATTGTTCAGTGCCCATTATGTAAACAGAGCTTTGAACACCAAGATATAGAAGCACCTATGGAAAATTGTTCCTGTCAATGTTGTAGCGATGATGATATTAAAGATACTAAATTATTTATAATTAGATTATTAAAAGGTATTTGTTATGAATTAGTTGGTATAATGACCTTTACATTATTTATATTCAATATTCATTCTATAGATACAACATTCCAGGAGGAACTTAATTATTTAATTACTTCACCATTCTTTTGGATTATTTCATTCTTTCTTGGTATATTTATTATTCATATGATTCATATATTATATATCATTATAGAATATATTATCACAGAAATATTAAAGTATATTAAAAATTAAAGTATATTAAATATTTAAATAATAAATATTAAATAATAAATATTAAATATTAATAAAATAATGATTAATTTCCTTAAAGTTTTATTATTAATTAATTATGTAGTGGGGGATGATATATTTAATAATCATTGTAACATGGAATATGGTTTTTCTTGGTGCGACACATCGAATAAATGTTTACGAAATGAAGAGGAACCATGTTTGCCAATTACTAAAGAATGTGCGTTATGTTTAGTAGAGCATTACGGACATGATGACCAGTGTGGAGAAGGTTGTTCAATACAAACACTACAGAATATGGAAAATGCAGGGTTTCTTGGTACAGATGAAAATGGATGTTCAATTGATAGAGAAACTATATGGTGTCCATCGTTGGATCGGTGTATTGAACCAACGAGGGAAGCTTGTCGTAAATTTGGAGAATATAGTGATGATTGTAATGAGATAATATGTCCTATGGTTTGTGAATATGGTTATGAAAAAGATACAAATAATTGTATGGTCTGTAGATGCTCAACAGTAGTGCCAACTTATGATGATTGTCATATTAAAAGACAAAAATGTAATTATAATTACCTATGTCCTTTAGTTGAGGAAGTAACACATTGTTCATATGGCGGAGTAGATGGTTATACAACATACCGTTTATCTGTTGTATTTAATGATAAACTAAATATTAAAAATATATATGCTTTATTTGGAGATTCCCAGGATAATCTAAATGGAATTCCATTGATTATTCCACCGGCATATCAGGGGGATAGTATATTTAATTCTAATTTAGGAGGGGTATCGCCAGATTTAATTCGGATTAATTATTTATCTCAATATGATTCATGGTTGACAATAGGCTTGACTGATGGAGATCCACATAATAAATTATCTTCAATTGGAGTAGATTTTAGTTCGTGGTCAGAAACAAATGGTCTAATTGTAGAAAACGGAGCTGTTTTTTTATTAGATCCAAATGAAGAAAATGTTCATGGTAATAAATATGTTGTTGGACAAATAACAATACCTACAGGTACAATAGAAACTGTAAATATGAATATCCAAGGGCAGACACAAGATTTTACTGATAATCAAGGACATAATACATGGACAGAATATAATATAGAATTTGATTTATCATTAAGTAATATAAATTCGAATGGTCATTAAAGTTTAAATAATTTCTCATTATTGACGTAAATTGATAATAAAAAGAAAACAACTCCCATTATTAAATGAACAGTATGTTCAGGACATTTTAAATTAAATCCAGTCATATTTTTAAAATAATTAATTAATTGACAATGGGCTTCATGGGGGAATAATCCCCAAAATATTGCATTTGCTATTAAAAATGTCAGAATAATATTTTTCATTTTATATTATTACTATAAAAAAATAAATGTTATATTTATATAATGGATAAATATAACATTCTTATCGGTATTTTATTATTATTAATAATTTTTGATAATAGAATGGTTGAAGGACTTACAATGGATATATGTGACAAAAATGAAAACAAATTTAAATTATTAAATGAAAAGATCAATAATATGAGCAATAGTAATGGTAAAGATATTGTAATTAATAATAATTTATGTGATGAAGAAAGAACAATTTATGAAAAAAAAGAGGATGATGATAAAGATGATGATAAAGATGATGATGATGATGATGATCTTTATAAAAAAATATTTTTTAATTATATTCCAAAAATACTTATAGGAATATTAATATCAATATTATTGTATTTTGTTGTGGATTTTATAATTTCAAAGAAAAATAAAGTAACAGCAATGACATATGAAGAAGCCTTAGAAAATGTAAAAAATGCCAAAGTTTTAAAATCAAAGGGAATTAAATTAAAATAAAAAATATTTAAAAAAATATTGTTATTATTTAATAAAAAAATGGAAGGGGTAGATTATAGAAATTTTGATGTTGTTGTCAGCAAAATGAGGAGTTTTTTTAGAGATGTTAAGGGGTTTAGAGAAGTACATACACAGAACAAAAAGTCTATCTTAGCTGCTTGTGAAGATCCTAAAACTATTGCCACATATAATTATGAAGGTCAAATTTGGCCTTTGCCACAGACAGGTCAAATGTGGTTAGAACATTATCTATTAGAACATCCTGAAGAAAAAGGTTTCTTCTGTGTTTCTACTTCTTATCGCAATGAGCCTGATCCTGTCCCCGGGAGACATGATCGTATTTTCCCTATGTTTGAATTTGAATTAAAGGGTGGTATGGATGAATTACGAAAGATGGAAGGAGAACTTCTTGATTACCTGGGGTTCAATAGACAGGAAGATGGATCTTTCCCTACAGGGGATTATGATAAGGTATGTAAAGATTATGGTGTTGATGTTGAGAATGGTGAATTAGAAAATGAACATGAAGAAAAACTTGGAGAAGATTATGGTCCGATTTTCTTTTTAGAAAACTTTCCGGAACGGACATCTCCTTTTTGGAACATGAAACTTCATGATAGTAAGCTTCATTCTAATAAAATTGATGTTATTATGCATGGCATTGAGACTATTGGTTCGGCAGAACGGAGTACTGATCCGGAAGCAATGAAAGATACTTTCTATACTATTTCGAACGGGGACTATGCGAATACTCTATTTGCTCAATTTGGAAAGGCTCGTGTTGAAAAAGAACTTGAGGAATTTCTTGCCAAGGATTTCTTCCCTCGTTCGGGTGGAGGTATTGGTGTAACTCGTATGATACGCGCTATGCGTCTATCGGGTCTTCTTGTAGATAGTCTGGGTACTGATGTTTCTCCGGAACCCGAACCTGTTGCTGAACCTGTTGCTGAACCGGAACCGGAACCCGAACCTGTTTCTGAAGCTGTTGCTGAAGCTGATCCGGTAAAAAATGATTGTTGATTATAAGGATTAATTAATAAGTAATTTCATATGTTTATTTAATAATGAAATCTATTCATTGAAAAAATAATTGATAAGAAGAATTAAATAATCTATTGAATTTTAAGTATTGATTTCTTTACTTTCACTTTATCTCCTTCAGTATTCATAACATTAACATTTACTTTCATACGTTTATCAATCTTTAAGACAACGCCTTCAAATTCTTTACCCTTTAATGTCCATTTTACATTATCTCCTTCTTTGACAGATTCAGGTTCTTTTACTTTTTCTTCATCTACCCCTTCCTTTTCTTCCTCTACTTCCTCTACTTCCTCTTCCTCTACTTCGTTATCGGGTTCAGGCTCAGGTTCATCTTCTTCAACTTTTTCAATAATCTTCTTTTCAATTAATACTCTTCCCCCTGAATCAGGTTTAATCATAACACGTTTTCCTTTATCTTTAAGGACAATTCCATAAATAAATTCGTCATCTTTTTCCCACCTTACTCTTTCCCCTTCAGGTATAGGTTGGGGTTTTAACTTTTTACTACGTTTCTTATCATTTATATGATGAGTATTGATTATTTTAACAATTGGTTTTTCATCCATATAAAAATTATCTAATTCTTTAATTAAATTATTAATTTCACTATATTCACTATTCATTAATAATACCTTTTTAACATATTCTTCAGTATATCCTTTCTTTGTTATCTCATCTCCATCACCTCTTTTAAGTTTATATTGTAAGTCTTTACATTCCTTAATATAAGAAATCCGATTATCATAAAATTTTTGAAGTTTTTCTTTTTTATGATCTAAATTTACTTTATTAAAAGTCTCAACTATTTTATCTATTTCCTCTTTGTATTTTTTATTTTTTTCATTTTTATTTTTTAGCTTGTCTTTAACATCAATGTAATTATTGATTGATTTCCAGTTTAATCCTTCATTCATTTTGTCTTTTAAAATAGTTATTTCGTTTTCATAATTAATATATTTTGGAAACTTTATAGTTATTTGAACACCACATTCTCCTTTCCCACTTTCTCCACAAGTTAACTTTAATTCTTTTGATGTTTCTTTAAATTCTTTCATTTCAGGACAACCATTACATTTGATAAAGTTATCTTTATTTGATAAAAATTTTACTTTCTCATCATAAAATAATCCAATTGTTTCTAAATAATGGTCCATTTATTCTATATTAATTAAAAATATATTAAAACTAACTTATCAAATTTATTTTTTTTGTTAATAATTCTATATCTTTTTTATGTTTTACTTTATTTTTCTCTTTTTCTTTATTCCTTGAATATAAAGCATATAAACCAATAATAATAAATAATAATCCAATCATATTAAAAATGAGATGTGTATAATTAATATTTATAGGAGGACTTTTTATAATTTTGGGTTTTATTGGAGGGGGTAATGGTTCGATTATTGTTTTATAATCAACTAAATAAGGTTTCATATCTTAAAAAAAAAATATATATAAAGAATAAAATTTAAACAAAATCATCGGTTTTTATATTTATATATAAGTAAACCATTAATGATAATGATAAAGTAACTAGCCAAAATGGAATTATTGTTTTATTTGGTCCAGTTCCAAATGATTTAAATTCTCCTTTAGTAGTAAATAACATCGCCGGTTTCATTTGATATACTACAAAATTTATAAATAAATAAATGATTAAAACTATTTGGAGTGTTTTATCTATCTTAAACATTTATACTATAATAATATAAAAAGTTTTATAATTAATAACTTTCATCATCTACAAATATCCAATCACATAAATTAATTTCAGAGTGAGGATTTTTTAATTTAATATACATATTACATCCTTTTTTTTCAAGTATATATTTATCATTATTCTCTATAAATATTATTAATCCCCCAATAACATTTTTAACAAAATTCATCATATTCTTTTTTTTATTATGATTTTTAATTATTAAATCTTTTGTCCTATTATTTATTAAAAATGATAATTCGTCCATTTCAATTATATTGTCAATATTTCCTTTTAATATAGCCGTAATCGTTCTGTCTAATGTTTCTTCACCCCTTTCTTTAGAAATATTCCATTTATAATTTTTATGAACCATTTATAATTATTTGTAATATTATTAGATTTTCGGATTAATTTTTATTAAAAATTAATTGATTTTAATTTTTTTCTAATCAAATATTTTTATAACTAATTATTTTTATAACTGATCAAAATTTAATTATATTATATTATAATATATTATAATGAAACTTTCTGAAGTATTATGCCTCGTGCTTCCATTTATAATTGTCATTATGGTTTTATCAATTGATAATAAAGAAGATAATGGGGAAGGGTTTGATGGACGGATAGAACTCCCTAAACCTGAAAAAGAAGAATATCCAGAAGAACCTGAAGAACAAGAAGAAAAAACATATGGATTTGTTCCATCTATAATATGTGCTTTTACTCCCATTTTAGGAGATTATGGATGTGTTCAAAGGGATGCTCTATTATATGAAAAAGAAACTAGTAAATATGAAAAAGAAATAGAAAAGATTAAATTAGAAAATAAAAAAAAAGATAAAGATTTAGATAAAAAAATTGAAAAAGCAAAAGTAGATTTATGTAATAAATTAGATTGTAAAAATGGAAGTTCATGTAATACTATTGTTAATAACAGCGGTGTCGAGAATGATGGGGATATAGTTATATCTGGTTTATGTGATTGTGTTAGTGGATTCCATGGTAAAGATTGTGGGACAGTATTAGAAGTATGTACAGCAACAGATAATTGCAATGGTAAAGGTGTTCCTAAAACTAATTCTAAGTATAATGTTCCCGATATCGGATGTAAGTGTGATTGTGAAGATGGTTATGGAAAAGATGATTGTAGTGAAGAATATACTCAATGTACAGCAGCCGAGCATTGTAGTTCCCATGGAGAAACAAAAGGTTATGATTTAGGTAATGGATGTATTTGCGAATGTCAAGAAGGTTGGGAGGGAGATGATTGTAGTATTAGAAAAGTTCCTTGTACAGCTGAAGACTGTAGTAATGCAGGTGTTCCAAAAGAAGGAAGTTATCGACCGAATCCTGAAACCGGAAGGGAAAAAGGATGTGAATGTAAATGCGATGGAGCACATGAAGGAGATAAATGTGAAAAGTTAAAAGATATCGAATGGTCTAAATCTGAATGTGTTCAAGATCAAACATGTCAAGAATTAAGAAGTAATGGGTCAAGTAGATGTATTGATAATTATTATCAGTCTGTTGATTCAAATCAAGTTCCAACTTGTAATGAATGCCCTTCAGGTAGTCAAAATGTAAATCCATCCTCTTCTAAAGGAGGTAAAAGGATAAATCCAAGACTAGGGTCATCATCTATATCAGATTGTATCTGTGATAATGATAATGAGTATTTAGATGTATTAACAACAAGTTGTGAAATTTGTCCAGAAAATACAATTAAAAGTCGAAATATTAAAGGTGATATAACCGATTGTACTTGCGATACAAAACAAGGATGGTATGATAATCCCAATTGGACGCCTTCTTCAACTGATCAAGAAAGGTGCATAAGGTGTGGATGGGATGAAAATGAAGAAAAACTTAAACAAGGTTTTATTTATGAAGTAACGGAAGAAGATGGAGTAAAAGTTGGTGAATGTAAATGTGGTCCATCATTTGATCAAGTAGGGGGAGGGGATGAAGAATTAAAGTGTTTTCCAACCGGAAAGTGTTCAACAACAGAACTTTCGGAAGGTGAAACATATGGAGGGCAGCCCAAAGAATCATTAAATGATTATAAACGCGAATTAGTTAATTCTGCTAATGATAATGGAGAACCCCAAAATATTTGTAATGGTATTGGTGCTAGATCTCAATTGGCTAATAAAATTTCAGAATTAGATCATAAAGATATAAGGTTACAATATGACAATGATGGTGAAATTGTATTAGATGACAATAGTGATCCAATGTTTTCCGAAATAGGGAATAGATTTATGAGTAAAATATCATGTAATAGTGCTAATGGAAGATGTTCGTGTCCAGGATCATCAACCATGTATTTACGGGATAATTCAGATTCAAGTGAAATAGTTCCATGTCAAGAATGTGCTCCAGCAAGAAATAACAGTCCCAAGTATTTAACTTATGACGAGAGTAAAGATAGATATGCATGTTCCTCATCAGAATGTTTCGATAGAAAGGATAACAATACATTAAAAGGTTTAGGGTGTCTTAATTATGTAAATTCTGAAAGAAATAGAACTAAAAGGACACAGGAAAATCCTTTAGATAATGCTTCTGGACCTTTAATTTTTAAAGATAATGATGTATGGAAATATTATGATGCTTCGGGAGTAGAAACAACCATAGGAGATAGTATTCCGGATTTATGTAATTCAGATAATTCTCCCCCTAAATGTGGGAGCAAAGAAGGGGAGGATGATATTTGCTCATCAGTATTGGGAGTTAATTGGGAAGAAAAACAAGATGCGGATGGAAATAGTAGATGCGCGTGTAATATAGCCTATGAAGATAGAAAAGAAATCAATGGAAAGAAAGCGTGTGTCTTTGATACTAATAAATGTGATCTATATTCTCAGGATCCCGCATGTAACATACAAGATATTTATCAATGTCCAGCATGGACTTCCGCCAATGATGAGTGGAATCCCAAAGATTTCAGATTATGGGGGATGGCACATATTAATAATATTGGGACACCTGGAACTGATGGAGATATTCAATTAGATAATGATGGAAACATTATAGAATCAGAATGTAAAGGTTGTTTTATACCTCCTCCAATCAATTCTGATGGACAAGAAGATGGAAATACAGAATTATCTGAAGTTAAAAATAGTTCGTTATTTGCTGGTCTTCCTAAAAAATTAAGTTTATCATATATGAATGATAAAGGACAATGGATCCACTACTGTAAACCTAAACCAGGAGAAAGTGATAATGGTTATGCTAGTAAAGTCCATGAATATAACGCATTAAACCCATTCACTATTATGAATGATTCATCAAAACCTTTGCCTGAGGGAAGAACATCCCCGAATACAAGTATTGATGAGGCAGCAGGAGTTTGTGGAAAAGCACAATATTATGATATTGATCAAAAGAAATGCTTTAACATTGGTGGTGGTTGTTATTCACGAGGATCTGAAGCAGGTTGGTATACGAAAGATATAGGGGATTTTTATAATTTAGGATTACCTGCTTGTAATTTTAAATCAGATGTTAGTCTTTCTGGTGTTGATACTCATGATAATAGATCAAAAGCAGGTATAGCTAAAAAAGGAAAAATTACCCCCGACCCTTCAGATGAAAGTAATTATTGCTGTCAATCATGTCACTATAAATTTTATTCGCCAAATTCAAGTACTCTAACCAATGGTGAACCCAAAACAACGATTTATGATAAATCTAAATTTAATGATTTACAAACTTACTTATTACCAGCTAAATATTATGGTCCATCAATATCAACACCACCAACAAATCACGCTGGATGTGTCGGTGCTTGGCATCCCCGTCCGTCGTGGAGAGGGGGGAGACCATTTTGTTCTCCGGGTCAAGCTGGTCACACGGGGCATGGAATGACTACCCAGTGGCCAGTGATGGATAGCACTGAAGATGACCATCCTGTTGCTGTACAAGCATCTCATAACCTTGGACCCTGGAATCCCCAATTTAGTTGGACTGTTCATGGTATTTCCGATGGATGTGGATCCAGTGCAAGTTCAGTATATTCAAATAGCTCACAGGGTTCATGTGGAAAAAGGAATAATGAATTTAATACTCAAACACCAAGAAGGGCAACAGATACAAACTATTTAAAGAAAGCAGAAGGAGGAGGTTATGCTGGTATGACTGGTCATGCAGATGTTACCCCTCGCAATGTACCATCTACATCGGATCAAGGCGAATGGAAGAACAAGGTTATCACTTATGGGGCACATGGTTATAGTGGAGATTCCGGATTTGGAGTAAGTACCGAAGATATTTATCAAAAAGGATGGAGAGGCAGCGAGCCGACCGAATTCTTGCACAATAGTTTCTATGGAAAAGATATCCTGACTGCCCATAAGGGTCTGGAGAATGCAGACCATCCCTCCTCTGGGGCACCATGGGCGGATAATGCAAGGGGGAGAGGAAGGAGGAATCCGATTGGATGGAATAATCAAGAAATATATGACGATATTGATGGAGGTAATTTATCTCCGAAAAATATACTTGATAGTAGAAGTGGGCAAAGGGATCATTGGTTAGCAGAAAATGGTTCAACATTACCTATAACTGGGGTCAATGGAGCTAAGACAACAGTCGAAAGTATTAACCATGATAAATGTACTATACATGGCGTAGGCCCAGGAGGAGGGGTGGACTGTGATGAATCAAATAGAAAAGTTTTTGACCACCATAATAGTAGTAATAAAAATGCTAAAGGAATAGGTTATCCAGGTATTAAAGTACCTTCTGTTGAATCAACAAAAAAGGTATATAATGGATCCTCGCCAGGACCTTTTGCCCCTCTTGATACTAATCACGCAGTTGGATTTAATTCATTACCAACCGATTATTATTTACATAATCATCCATCAGATGGGGATGGTCCATATCATGGAGAAACTGGAGTAAAACAAACAAAAGAACCTGCCCATGCGAATTTTGCTGATTATGGAGATAATGAATTTAATGTAGAGAATAAAACACACGAACAAGGTAAAAGATATGAAAATTTATTCTACTGTAAACGGTCATTAGGAACTGCAAATGAAAATCCAGGATCCCCCAGTTCAGGGAAAGATTACAAGAATATGATTAGTGGAGCATCAATAGATAGAACTAATTATATGACAGCAGAATTGGCAAAAGGGACAGGTAATCAATCGTCATATGTTCAACATGGTGCACAAGGGGAGTGGGGTAATAAGTATCATGTTATAGATGATATTGTAAATGGTGGAAAACACCCAATTAATTCCCCTCATCTTTATACAAAAAATTTAATTACTTTAGGAAAATGGGGATGGCCCCTTCAAAATGATAGTATCCTTATTAATAACAATTCTATTAAAAGTTCAACTTCATACCTAGGGGCCAGCACTTACAATGCAGGTCTCAAGATTGGTCCAATAGGGACATATACAAAAGATACTTCCCATATACCAAAAGAACAGATTAAAATTGCCGGTGGTGGAGAAGCTGTGAGGGCAATCGTTCCAAGGGAATTAAATAATATGGCATATTACGATACTGAATATGGAGGGTGGATACAAAAGAATCAAACATATCAGGGGACTTATCTATCACAGAAATGGTTAAGACCATTCGCAGGATGGTCCCACAATACCCATAGCGGCACTTTTTGGGATAGAGGGGGGCATCTTAATAGAGGGGTTCGCGATTCAAATGTCTTAACTATGAGTGGATGCAGAAACTGGAATTGGGCAGGAGGTCGGGCGGGGTGGTGGGCCCAAAACACGTGCGGCAACTGCGTCGATGGCACGGGAGGGGTCTGGGCTGGAAGACCGGGCTGGAAGACTGGCGGCTCGCACTATGCGCAAACTAGTAACGCGGTAAAGTCAGGGGCAGGGGGGGAAAGTACTTGGCACCAACGCACACACAAACTAAATGGTAAATATGGTGCTTGTAAGTATAAACCAGGCGATAACCGATATATGATATTAAATGAAACTAATGCGAAAATTTATTAAATTTTTATATTTTTATATTTTTATATTTTTATATTTTTATATTTTTATATTTTTATATTTTATAGTAATATATATATATACATCTTATATGAAAAATCAAATGAAAAAAAACTTTATATTTGATTTATTTGGTGGAGACGGTCCTCCAGGTTCTAATAATTATCCTGAAATAAATGTTGCTAGTTCAAGTACCCCGAGTATAAGCAGTACCAGTTTAAAGGGTCCAGATATAGAAAGTCTAACTCAACCATTCGATATGATAGATAGTCAACCAGAATCAGGGGATAAACTTTCATTAGGGAAAAAAATACTTCTAGGTGTCGGTGGTTTAATTATTGTCCTTCTTATTTTTACATACCTACAAGGGGAAGAAGAGGAAGAAAAAGAAGATAAAGAAGATAAAGAAGATAAAGAAGATAAAGAAGATAAAGAAGATAAAGAAGAAGAAGTTAAAGAAGATAAAGAAGAAGAAGTTGAAGAAGATGTTGAAGAAGATAAAGAAGAAGAAGTTGAAGAAGAAGTTGAAGAAGAAGTTGAAGAAGAAGTTGAAGAAGAA